CGAGGTATTGGAATAAAAATCTTTTAAAACTTCCAAATATCGCTTATAATATCTAAGCAGCCCGTGGTAAGTATTTAAGTGCACAAGGTGCACATTGATACTTATGGAACGAAAAATCGTCTCCAGCTGCAGTGAATTGTTTAATCATAATACGCGTTAAATTACCACTTGCTTTTGAAGTGGCTACAGTAACATTAATATATTGTCTATGATTAGTGGCGCCATCCGTGGCAGAAGACGCACGATAGCGTTGTTGAGCAAAAGACCATCTAAATTCAGAATTAAATGGAATTTCATAAGGAATGACGGTGGAATTTATGGAATTGTTCATAGCAATACCACAAGTACCACCATCACTATCATACATATCCTTGGTTGTCCACCTTCCTATATTAGGAAAATCAGTGGCTGAGCTAATATAAAACCCATAAGTCTTTTCAGATGGATTATGTTCACGAGAAACCACGATTTCTCGCACATTAGCATCTGGTACTCCATCTGCTAAAGGGAAAACATATATTTTTCCCCGAAGTGAACCCCTATACATAAGGAAAGCCGGACTAAACCATGCCAACAAATTGCTAGGATTAGCATATTGACTTGCATTCCCGTTTGAGTCGGGTAACCCTCCTCTCGCCAGAAACACTCCACATGTACGTGGAAATACGTCAAACCACTGTCTAAAATAAACTGATTTACCACTGGGAAGAGGATCTGATGCAAATGTCTCAGTCAAACAATAGCGTTTAATAACTTCGCGTAAAGAAGTTACAGCTTCCCCAAAATGTATTAAATTTAATTTATCTGCTACATCTACTTGTGTCATGCTATTGTCTAACATTAAGTCTGGGGCCACTATTGGGTCTAAACCAGATAGGGACACCAGATTATCTTGGCCCGCCTGCGGTTCCAAAAACGATAATCCAGGTGGTATATCCTTTGCAGTCGTATGTTGTACTTCAGTTACGGGTGTTGCTTGAACTGCAGCGGGAGCGTTAGCAATTGTTAATCCAGGAGGCACTACTGCAGGCAAAATCAGATCATTAAGATCAAAAGCAGGTGCGGCAACTCCAAGAAACCATTGGCCTAAAGTATATCGTTTCATGACTGAGTCATCTGGAACTGCAACTTGAAAATCATCCGTCATAGAAACATACACGGCCACTAATACATCGGCAGAAGTTGCATTTTGCGTGCTAACTAAAGGCGTCACTACTGACAAACCTATTCCTCCATTATAATATTGTCTATAATTTGGTGAATCCAAATTAAGATTAATATCTGCTGAAAACATGGGAGTATCGGGATCATTAGTACGTTTGAAATTACGTGATTGGTTCCATCCAACCACCATAGTGTACTCGCGCTCTTTTGCTAGATCAAGAACATAGGAATAAGTAACATTATCACTTCTAGCCCAATCAATATTATTGTTGGAATTAATAGGGCCCAATGGATCATAAAATATGCGAATTTTCCCACGGTGAAATGCTGAAGCTATCACTTCAAACCGAAACTTCATGCTTCCGCGCCAATAGCGGAAAGGCATCGAAACATGGGCTGCCGGTGTCAAAAATGCTCGATTAGGAGCACTTGGTATAGTCCCGGTCCTATTAAACGTACACAAACTGGGAGTGACTACGGAACGCCATACCACGGCATCTTGTAGTTGTGATGACAACCATGTAAATGTGGTTAAATAGGATTCCTTACTAGCTATTTTTGATATGAGCATCTCATCTTCATTCCCAAGTCCGACTACTGCAGGATCTATAGTGACTTCATTTTTAAAGTCGAGTGCTAACTTATAATTAACGACGGCACCTGATGTTAATGCCATATCTGCATACGGAGATGGTAAAACTTTCCTCCCTTGTTCGAATTTTGTGGGCATTGAAAATCCAAACACACTAGCCATCTTACCCACACCACGCAAAACCATTTCTGAAGCTTTAACGTATGGTGAAAAAGATGGTGGTGCGACAGTTTTAGAAACAATATCTGCGCACGCCGTAGCGGCTTGTGACAAGGTAGGTTGCTCTATCTCACCGGCTTGTGGTGTTAATCCCACGGGTAGAAACCCAGTCGGACCAAAGAGTTGCACATCATCAAACCATGCAAACACCGTAAATGATAGGGGTTGAGTAGAGTTGTTAGTAGAACGTAATGGAGCTATGGTACGCAAAATCAACCTGAAAGGTGGAAAACGCCTAACTCCACTTAAGCTAATAGCACTATTTGGGTTATATAAAGGTACATTAAGACATCCTGCCATTCCACCATTGGCATCAATAGAGACATGTTGTAATTGACTACATTGTGTTGTGGAAATGGCACCAACTGTTGCATCATCGTAATCTGGATAATGATATATTCCTGCTATAAGCTTACCATAATAAAACGGCGAACCATTAGTAACTATTTTTATACACATATTTCCGGCTACAAAACCATAATTTGCAAGCCTATTTGAGACACGCGGATTATTAAGAAATGCATTGTATACATCAAATGACGTAGTAACGTCCGTACCAATTACCCAATTATAATCAACAACTCTAATAGGTCGCTTAAGAAATTCACCCAGTGAATCATCTGAACGTGAGATGGTATAAAAAGTATCATCCCGAACATGTTGTGGGATAACTTCGATATCAGGTTGAACATCAAAACTCATTATTGCAGGAGAAGTAACAGGACCTTCCTCTATAGTATGTAACGCAGCTTGCGGTTCAAGATCCGAGACATCCGTCTCTGAACTAGTAAGTCTAGTTCTAATACGTTGTGTTAATCTTTCACACACAGATCTAATAATATTTATATAATAAGTTGTAAGCCATTAATTAACTATCATGGAGTGACTTAATTCACATGATAGGTACATTGCGACAGCAAGCAATGCAGAATAAAACAGGATAACCTGGGTAATAGAAAGCCTAATATTTGCTGCAAATATTGGTAACCAGACTATTACAGTTCAGTCTCATCAAGTCGAATTTTTTCCAACTTTTCATCGTAGCTGATAGTAAGGGCGGGAACCACTAGCCCCACTTCACTAACTACAACATTGAGTTTTCTTGCAAATTCATCATACACCTCTCTACCATGGAAGAATATTTCATGCATAGCAGATCCAATAATTGATGAAATTACATTATTTTCATCTCGTTTATCACATGTTACAGTATACAAAGATTTTAATATAGAATCCAAATCTAATTTCCCTATACGATACCCAATATCAATATGATAAAAGGACTTACGCTTCAAAAAATCTACATGATAAATTGTAAGAAATTCTAAAGGGGCAGAAGTTTTATCAGGCATTGTAAGTGTCATATCACATTCATCCATAAGCCAATTACGATATTTAACATGATTAAAATCTGTCTTGGTTACATCCACTCCACTCATAAAATCATCCCCATAAGTGATGGTCTTAACAGCATCAATAAACTTGTGTGTGGGATTAAGCGAATAATAAAACATACGCTGTAATAATGAGTTACAGATACTATTTACATATGCAGTTAAATTTTGACCCGATGGATTACTCCCAAAACATTGTAATAACGTCCCATTGTAATTAATTAAAGGATAACATATATCACTTGCAATTCCTTTCATTATTAATATGTCCCTATCTGTATAATACGCAGATTGTTTAGCCAGCACTATAAAAACGGAAAATGCCCGCAATGTCAATTGAGCAGGTAACCGCAAGTCCCATTTTGAATAATCACCAGCAACTATATGTTCTCCTCCATAAGTTGTAACATGAGAATGAAGCTCTTGCCACTCGCGAGATAATGGATTTATTCCAACCGCACACTCTGAAACTAAAGGATAAATACTCATAAATCGTGCTATCGGTAAAAAATACTTCCGCGTAAGCAATTGAAGCACTATAGGTGCGGCTTGAAAGACACGAACTTTTTCACTGGTTAATTTAGTAGGTTCATCTTTAAGACAAGCTTTAAAGATGAATCCTGCCCGCATACCTTGAGCATATTTGTCTTCAGCTATAGAAACATCTTCAAAATAATCATGATATTTCCACTCAAGTGATCTTTGTAACGTATCCTCAGATATGAATTCGGTAACATGTTCCCTCTTTATGCCAGGTACAGGAAACCCCATTGCACTGTTAAGGTTTAGTGCATCAATGAAACGCTTTCCATTGCGGCCGCATAAATTCTCATTATCAGTTAATGGTCTAACGTCTTCTATGGCCAGGAATATTAAAAACCGACTAATCATAGTACTACAATAATCGTCAAAGGCCAAATCTAATAGACGTGTATCTAATCCAAATCTTGGTTTAGATAAATGAATCATAGTATCATACCATGGTTTCCATTTATGACCATCAGG